TCCGTTTGGTTATCCAGCCTACGTTTCCGTACGGGCCGGCCCTCGAACACCAACACCACTCACACACGCGCGGCTAAGTCAGATCTCTTTGGTCTGTGTATCAATTAGTATCCACCTGGTTTGTCGCATTAAGCTTCCCCAGCGTGGTCTATTTTGAGACTCTACTTACCCCCTTAGACACTCCAATCGGTTCCGAAAGCTACTTTAGATAGGGGTCCCCCCCAGTCTGTCTTTCAATTAAGAAGGTAGCACATTCGCACGGTTAACTTTACGATAGCGGGGTCGCCCCCAGTGTTGAAGCCATTAGCTTAACACCCCCTCCCCTTATCAGGGAAGGACTCCGTCTGTCGCGTACTTGGAAATTTGTGTCTGCGGAGACTAGTCCAGTTCAATTCGGGGGATTCCCCCCGACCATGAGCTTACCTGACTACGTCCTATTCCGCACAATTGTGTGAGCAGCACCGATGCTGCGATGTATTCACTTTGTCTTATAATGGCATGGGATACACTCCACACCATCGGTGGAGACCGCTATTGGTCTCTCCACCCCTTCTCTCCTTCTCCCTGCCGACCGAATTATACGGCCAGGATCACAACAGAGCCAGCCATGGTGGCGGCGCCTGTGTAGTTGACTTGTGAGAGGAATGTGAACGCGTCAGTTCCATTGGAAGTGACATATTGCTGGTCCGTGACGCACACGTACGTCATACCTGCAGTAGCAATCGCGGGCAGCGGCAAGGCCGTCTGCAGCGTTGCTGCGTTCTTCTGTATCTCTGCTGAGGTATACGCAATGGCGGTACCTGAGTACGTAGCGACTCGTAGAGTGATCAGATAGTTGCCAGCGGGCAACACGATTGAACCGGCCGTATTGACAGCAACTAAGCCATTAGCTGTAGCTGTTGCCAAAAGGAGCTGATTCTTTCCACCGGAAGCACCACAAGCTTCACCGCTAGTAGACTGAAACCAAGCAACACTGTAGTTGCTGGGCGCTGTCGTAAGAGCCTCCAGGACCTGAGTGTCCAAGAGGAAACGGTAGCGTACCCGCAACTCACCCACGTTAGTGGTGTTCGTACAGCCGATTGTGCTGATACGAACAGTGGCGCAATCATACGTCTTGATGTCTGCGTGGCCTGGAAGGCCGCCGGGACGGACGTAGTGAAAGTTTTGAGTCTTGTTGCAGCGGGCAGGATCGACGATGAGACGGATGGTCTCGCACGGCATCCCATCGGAATGGGGCTTGGTGTCCTCGATCTGCTGCTTGGTGGCGGGAGGTGCATCACTCGAGTCATAATCGACGCTGAGGATGACCTTACCGGTTTGGCCATTCGTGGCAAACGCTGTGACCTGAGGCTTGTAGTAAAACTCAAGCGACTGGACTTTGTACATCTCCCAGAGGAGAGCCTCTCGGCTCCCGACAGGGAAAGTAGAAGCCTGACCCGGATTAACCGGGTAGGCAGTCGTCGCGAAGGTAACTGAGCCTGAGATGTCGGCGATGTACTCATCCCGTTCGAGAAGTCGCGAGTCAGACTTTGGTTGACTGACGGGCTTTCCCGAGGGGAATTGACGTGGCATCTGATCGCTGCGCGCTCCGGAGATGTTCCTGAGTCGAGCGACGGCGTTGTGACGAGCCTTGTTCTTGACAATGCTCGGGCGGGGAGGGATCTGTCCCTTTCCCTGTGGCTGCTGGTTCTTCTTGCCATTAGCCATGATCAGTTTAGACGTTTAGGATGACGTCGATGAAACTGATGTGTTCGTGTCTTTGCACGGGATCCTCTCTGACACTTGAGAGGACTATACATCGTTGTGGAACCACAACCGTCAACTCCGGACACATATTGTGTTCCGGAAACAATAGAGGGGCTGCGTGAGGAATTACCCGCAATTACTCCAGGAAATATCCAATTCCTGGACCCCTTGACTTGCCTTTGACGTGTCAACCTTACGAAAAGGTCTTGACAATTGTGGAAACGCCGTGTAGTCTCTCGGCATTTTGTTTAGCACGGAAATATTGAGCGAGTGGTCTAGAAGACTACCACAGGCACCGTTTTGGGTAATTACCCACAACAACCCCGACTCATTTATTTAACGTCGCTGAGCTACGACAAGACACACACTCTGGGATGATTCAGGCGAAATCATATAAATGATCGCACTGGGCTGACCTGGGCTCGCAGAAGAAGAGCCTCACTGTCATCATCCAAGACGAAATTCCATGTGGACTTGTGCAATCATTTAGCAATCAGATCGTGGATCTGTTGCAGCACAACCGACTGGAACTCATCGACAATTTCCCCCTTTCGAAGGGTGTCGAGAAGATCGTCGCAGAGTGCCTGTTGAACACTCGGACGTGGAACATACACCTTTGGGGTGTAATGCGTTCCGCGCCGGATGTCCTTCAGAACACGAATAGCCCCGATAGGAGGGCACACTGGGATCTGGGTTGCGAAAACCTGAGCATTCCAGTAGTCGTAGATCCTCGAGATCGACATTGGTTTAAGACGGTTCTGAGGCTTGAAATAAGCCATCACTACCTTGTCTTCCACCAGTTGCGCGCCGTGATTTGCACGGGATGCGTAACAGAATCGACTCATCCAAGCGTCGGAGATATCGGTTGATTCTCCTTCGCGGGGCACATAAGGCCCCGGGATCATACGCCAATTGGCCATAGCACCTGCCATTTTAATAGCAGATAGACTGACGCCCTTCTTACGATAGAGAGCAAGTCTGGGATCGTGCACGAAACGCGCTGCGATATCCCGCTGTGACCGAGTGAACTTAGCTGCCTTTTCAGGAGCGTACACTGGGTCAAGGCCAAATCCTCCCAGATGAACTGGGAGGTACCAGTTTGGTCGGTAAACCGGTCCAAACCAATCCTTCTTCCATCTCAACATCGCGGCAGGTATAGCACAGTTTGCCCAAGGGCACTGGCTAACCATTAGCGAGAGATCTTTCCCAATCTGTACGGGGGTGGCTTCTGAAGCACCTCCTTTCAACGACTGTCCACGGATCAGTCGAAGATTTAGATAACCCTTACGAACCATAACGCCTCGACGGCGGATAAAGGTTTGGGAGTTGATCATACAGACATCTGGCGACAAATAGTTTTTGCCAGCGGAAATCTTGAAGCCTGCATCTTTTGCAGCAGCAAGGAAGATAGGATAGAACGATTCGAAACACTTAAAGAGCATGTCGTCACCATTGACGAGTGCGAGTGCTTTCATTCGTTCACCAAGTAAAGCCCTAGGAACATACTGTTTCCCGACTTTTTCAAGCGGGGATTCTTCTTCCCACCGCTTAATGGCGAGGAGATAGACAGCATAATTAATGACGCAGAGAGCTGGGAAGCTCAGAGGGTGACCCATAGGTTGACCCTCAATTGCGATAATTTTTGTTCCATCAGGGTAGGTGGCCTGTCCCGACAATAGGGACAACCAGACCAGATCGTTCTGAGGAAGATCTAAAT